AGGCGTGTGCGCGTAGCGCTGGGCTTTGAACAAGACGCCCCTGACGAGTTCATCATTGAAGCGTTCAAGATACTTTTCAATCAATGCGAGCTTTGGACGCGGGAGTGATGAACACAGCACCCATGTAGTATACAGAATCAATTCTAAGGGTGCTAGGTGGCGTTCTAAGGTGTTTCATTGTTAAAGGCGATAGGTGATAAGGGTAGGACGATGAGCACCTTAGAATTGATTCTGTGGGCTAACGGGTGAATAGCAGATAACTTAACGTTTTACGGTTAAGATTTTAGGTGTGAAATAGTTTAGAAGTTAAACTAAAATGGTTGTTTTAAATTATTTTATAGGTTTTTAATAATATCTAATACGAAAGCGTTACCGAACAACGGTTGTTTTTTAGGTAGGGTAGCATTTGGAGTAATGCCTAAGTGTTTATATACGTATAGGGTTACGGGGAAATTACTCCAGTTACCCCAAAATTGATGCGTTTGATTACAACGTGTTTTTAAAAAATCTTCTATACGTATACAGGGTACGACATGCAAAACAGCACCAGTTCATGCACTAACAACATCCGATTGATGGAGGTTACTTACTCGTTAGGTTATAATTAACTTATGGACGATAAAGAAAACCCAAAACCACTGAACCCGAAAACGCGCTCAGATGGTCGTGAGATATGTGGCGCTCAGTACAAAGACGGCAACGTGTGTCGCCGTTTCCCGATGAAAGGGAAAAAGCGTTGCTCACGTCATGGGGGCAAATCCCCTGTTGGTGCCAACCATGGAATGTACAAGACCGGCAAATACAGTAAGTATCTTCCCGAGCGTTTACTCCCCCGCTACCACGAAGCAGCGGAAGACCCTGATGTATTGAGTCTGCGTGAAGAGATATGCGTTGTTGATACCCGACTCACCGACCTGCTTACCAAAGTGGACCAAGGCGACAGCTCATCAATCTTTAAACGACTCCACNCNGCATGGAAAGCATACAAGAGCGCTAGCGACGAAGACGCCGGAGAAGCATTGGCACAAGTCGGCAAACTCATCGGGCTGGCATACAAAGAAGAGATGATCTGGGATGACATCCACAAGACGCTGGACCAACGTAATCGTTTAGTCACTAGCGAACGGAAGCGCTATGTTGAGATGTCGCAGATGATCACAGCAGACAGAGCGACGATGTTGATATCCCAAGTTGCCGAAACAATTAAAGAGCATGTGAAAGACGAGAATGCTTTACGACAAGTCACTGCGTCCCTTGCAGGACTCCTTACTCGACCAGCTAATAACAGCGATTGACCCTGACGCATCGCAAAAGGAATTGCCATTCAGAGAGTGGCTCCCCGTGGTGACGCCGCAATGGGTCTGGGACTGGCCGCATCAGCAGCTGCTATACAGCTACCTTGACCGCTACAGCAAGGGGGAGATTAAGCGACTCATTATCAACATGCCACCCCGACATGGTAAGACAGAGACTATCACTGTTCGTTTCCCGGCATGGTTGTTAGAGAATGACCCGGCGCAACGAGTCATCCTCGGTGCTTACTCACAAACCTTTGTCAATAAGTTCTCTCGTAAGACGCGGCGCATAGTTGACCAACGTATTGGTCTGAGTAAAGAGCGCGCAGCAGCTAATGAATGGGAGACTCTACAAGATGGAGGGATGAAAGCTGTTGGTGTTGGTGCTGGTATTACGGGTCACGGTGGTGACCATATCATCGTTGATGATCCAGTTAAGAACCGTGAAGAAGCCAACAGCAAAGTATACCGCGAAAAAGTATGGGATTGGTTCAAAGATGATTTGTATACCCGCCTTGAACCGGGTGGCCAAATAATCGTAACCATGACGCGATGGCACGAGGATGACTTGGTTGGCCGGATCATGAAAGCAGTAAAGAGTGGTGAGTTTGAAGACGAGGAACAATGGCATATCCTCAACCTGCCAGCTATAGCTATCAAGGACGACCCACTTGGTAGGCCAGAAGGTGAACCACTCTGCCCAGATAGATTTGACAAGAAGGATTTATTGGCGAAGAAAGCAGTCATGGGCATATCGTTTTACTCACTCTACCAAGGGTCACCAACAGCACAAGATGGTAGCATCTTCAAAACGGAATGGTGGCGCACATACACAGACCTTCCACCATCACAAGACCGCAAGCGTGTTATCGCTAGCTGGGACACAGCGTTTAAGACAGGCGCTGACAATGACTACTCGGTTGGCATCGTAGCGATTGAGACGGACACAGGGCTATACATTGTCGATATGATCCGTGGCAAGTATGAGTTCCCACAACTGAAACAACAGCTCGTCGACACAAGCGACCATCATGGCGTTACGACATTGCTCATTGAAGACAAGGCCAGTGGCCAATCAGTGATACAGACGCTTAAACAAGAAACGATGCTACCGATCATCCCGATCAAGGTAGACAAAGACAAAGAGAGTAGAGCGCACAGCGCAAGTGATATGGTTCAGGCGGGGCGTGTATATCTTCCAACATCCGCTTCTTGGGTGGCAGACTTTATCGACGAACTAGGCAAGTTCCCTTACGGTGAGCACGACGACATTGTTGATGCAATGACACAGTTGATTAACTTTATTCGCAAACCTGAGCCAATGGGGATGTGGTGATGTCCGCACGTTTAACACGACGTCAACTGGAGATAACGATAATGATAGCGACGATTGTTGGAATAGCCATCTCATCACTTCTGTTTCTTGACGATAGGCATGCCAATGCTGATGCTCTCTCCTCATTGGAGGCTGAATTCAAAAGCCATCAAACTCGCTTTGAGATTTACTTATGTGAGGATGAGATATCATGTATTGAGAAGCGCCAATGGCAATACCTGCGGGAATGGGGGCGAGACAAAGCAACATGGCCGGATCAAATCCAAAGCGAGTACCAAGAGTTGGAGACGCGCAAACACCAGCTGGAACGTCAGCTTGAAGGTAAGCGTAAGAAGTATGGTGGTGGTTAATGCCGATATATACATATGAATGCTCACGTTGTAACGATGTATTTGAGACCACCCAAGGCATCAACGATAAACCGCTCAAACGTCACAAAGATTGTGGTGGTAACCTACAACGTATAATTAGCAATACATCTTTCGTGTTGAAAGGCAGTGGTTGGTTTAAAGATGGGTATAGCAAAGGAGACGTGCAATGATCGGTGATCTTATTGAACTGAAAGACAAAAATGGCAACATTACTCTGATTGATCGTTACACGATCAACACGGTATATGCTGGTGCCGGTCTTGTAACATTCTGTCTGACCAGTGAAATGAAAGAGCTTCGCGTTGCTTGTGACATCGAAGATGTAGTCGCTGAATTGAAAGCATGTGAAGCCAAGGAAGAGCGTGACGACGAGGAATGGAAGGCTTTCCACAAATGGAAAGCTGACAAAGACACCACCACAGGGGATGACTAGGTATCGACAGGATGGCGAGAGTGACCCAAAGGCCCACAGTGTTCGCGTCACAAGCCGGTATACCCGGCATAGCTATTTTGGACAGGGGTTCGATTCCCCTCATCTCCACCAACAAGGATAACCAATGATCACATTACTAGCAGCTGCGCTTATTTCCTTCGGTCCATACTCCGATGTAACCATCACCAAAGTATATGATGGTGATACCTTCACCGCCATTGTTGGTGTGTGGCCAAATGTTTCTACTACAATGAGCATCCGAGTCAACGGCATTGACACACCAGAGCTCCGTGGTAAGTGTGAAGAGGAGAAAGCGCTTGCTCGTAAGGCGAAGACTTTTACCATTGATTGGCTCTACGACAATATGAACAATGTCGTATTGGGTAATGTCAAAAACGGTAAGTATGCTGGCCGTGTTGTTGCTGATGTGTTATCGGCGTCTGGCGAGTCGTTGGCATCAGCACTGGTTCAAAACAATCTTGGATATGAATATCACGGTGGCAAGCGTAAGTCTTGGTGTGATGGCCAATAGGTTATAATAAAATTTAACCGCCTGTTATATAGCAACGGAAATCTAATATGAGATTATGGCCCTTCGGTTCTGCCGAGGAAAAGAAACCGAGCACCCCCTCTGATGCAAATGTAAGTGACCCTACTGGGGCGATGATTATCCCAAAATGGCAAGAGGGGAAGCCCCTTTGGCGTGGCCAAGATTACGAGGCTATGCTTAGTGCCAACACTAAATGGGTATATCGTTGTGTGCAGGTGATTGCTGATTCTGCATCATCAGCTCCCTTCCGTATCTACACTATGAAAACGGCAAGCAACAATGTTCGTCTGTTCAACCATAGGAAGGTAGGCAAAAAGAAAGTTGATCATCTTGTCGGCACTAAATCACACATTGCGCGAGCCGTAACAAAGGCTGGTGGCAATGACGAACTGGTGGAGATTGTCGACCACCCATTCATTGATCTTCTTGAAGCTGTCAACCCGTTCATGAACGGGACTGATCTGAATAAACTCAAATGGACGTATGAACGTTTAACCGGAAATGCTTATTGGTACAAAGTGCGCAATGGTATGGGTGTCCCCGTAAGACTGTGGCCGTTGCACACCCCAAATGTTTCTATCATTCCATCAGCAGAGAACTTCATCTCAGGATATGAGTATCGCCAAGGTTCTACTAAGACAATCCTTCCCGAAGAGGATGTTGTACATTTCAAAGACCCATCTCCACACGACTTGTTTTATGGTATGTCTCCTCTCGCTGGTGCTGTTGACAGCGTTACGTTGCAGAAATACATGGATAAGTTTGACATTGATTTGTTCAACAACAAAGCAGTTCCTCAAGTTGTTTTGACAACAGATAAA